TGAAATCCAGGCATCCGCTGCGCTCGACGTCATGCAACAGCTCGCAGCGATTGCGAACGAGCTCTACGTTCTTCGCGGAACCGAAGCGCATAGCGGCAAAGGCGCAGCCGCAGACTTCGCAATCGGACGCGAGCTTGGAGCGCGTCGCGATCCGTCCACTGGAATGCACGCGTTTTATCATCTACTGCTCGACGTCGCTGGTGTGCATCTCGACGTTGCACACCACATCGGTGGAGGAGGCGACGACGCGCGAATCTACGGCAACGCGATTCGACGCGAAACAGCCGCGATGCTGATGGAACGTCCAGATACGCACATCGTCCTTCGTGGGCACGTTCACCGATTCGCCGATACCGGTCTTGCGTTTCCGACCGCGTGGGGAGCCGTCGTTCCTGCGTGGCAGCTCAAGACCGCATTCACGCACCGAGTCACGCGACGCGAGTATTTCAGCGTCGGCACGTGGCTAGTGCACATCGACAACAAACAATGGGAAACCGAAAGACTGATGTGGAGCGTCCCGACGCCGCCGAGGATCGTATCGCAAGTTTCGACGTCGCTCGGCTCCTCGAAATCGCAGAGCGGTACACGGAGCCGAAAAGACGACCAGACGAATTCACCATGACGTGGCTGGCCAAACAGAAAGGCTGGAGTCAGGAAAAATCAGCCGCTGCGCTCGCAAAGATGGAACGCGACGGCATCGTGACATCACGGGTTTACAACGGACAGAAACTATGGCGAATGACGTGAAAATCACACCGAATCACAAGCGACAACGCGACGCGCATTGCATCGTCTGCGGAACCGCGTTCGTGTCAACGTTCGGCACGACGGTATGCAGCGAAGCCTGCCGCCGACAGCATCAACACATGCGCTACAAAGCGCGACGCGAAGAACTGAAAATCTCTGGCTGCGTGATTTGCGGCATCCCATTGAAAAGCGGCAACGGATTAACTGCCACGTGCAGCGCGATGTGTTCGTCGATCAGGAGAGCTCGCGAGCGTGAACGACTGATCAGCCAGATGCGCGACAAACGACCAATCCCCTCGTGGCTTGCTCAGATGGACACGCCTGAAGCCGCGCGGCTGCGCGATGCGATCAAGCGATCGCAGATGCTATGAACAGGATCATCAACGGAGACGTTCTCCGTTTCGCAGCGCACTACAAAGGCGAACGATTCCACGGTGTGCTGTGCGATCCGCCGTATGAGCTCGGCTTCATGGGCAAGTCGTGGGATTCACGTGGCGTTTCGTTTCGCTCTGAGACGTGGAGCGCGATTCGGTCGCTGCTGCTACCAGGTGCGCACCTGCTTGCCTTCGGCGGCACGCGCACGTTCCATCGGATCGCAGTGGCGATCGAGGACGCTGGCTTCGAAATCCGCGATACGATCGGCTGGCTATATGGGAGCGGATTCCCGAAATCGCACAACCTACGCGACGCATGGCAAGGCTACGGAACAGCACTGAAACCAGCGTGGGAGCCGGTCATCGTCGCGCGTAATCCACTGGCGGGAACGGTCGCCGCGAATGCGCAAAAGTACGGATGCGGAGCGCTTAATTTAGAGGCGTCAAGAATTGGCAATGATAAGCGAATCAATCGTCCGGCGGCAAATAAGCCGGGTGGAGCTTCTTTGCGAATGTCGTTAGCAGGTATGCCGAATGATGCAGTTTCAAGAAATGCAATCGGCCGCTGGCCTGCGAACATCCTGCACGACGGCAGCGACGACATCGCCGAGGTCATGGGCGATGCGCAGCGGTTCTTCTACTGTGCGAAAGCGAGCAAGGCCGAAAGAGAAGAAGGCCTAGAGAGCATGGCACTGCGCAAGGCGGGAACGCTGAATATGCGAACCGATGCCTACAGCGAAAGGAATGGCCAAACGACAGCTCCACGCGCAAATCATCATCCTACGGTCAAGCCCATTGCGTTAACGCAGTATCTCGCAACGCTCATCATGCCGCCAGCGCACGTCGAATCGCGGCTGCTCGTGCCGTTCGCTGGAAGCGGATCGGAATGCATTGGAGCGATTCGCGCAGGCTGGCGCCACGTCGTCGGAGTCGAACAGAATGACGAATACGCTCGCATCGCGCGCGCGAGAATCGAGCATCATTCGCGGCAGTCCGACGCCGAAGACGCGCGCTCTTCCATTGCTGGACACTGCGCATAGAACGCGTGTTATATACTGTATATGGCTGGCGCGTCCGAATGATGACGTAACGCGTCATAGCGCAGTAGGCGCGCTGGCCATTACGGAGGTGATCATGGATGTTATGGGGCTGTTGGTGTGGCTGAGTGGCGCGGGGATCAGCGCTGTTTCGGCATTCGCACTCGAGCGGATGGGCGGTTTCACGTCGCTGTCGCCCAACGGAAAACAAACGATTGCGACGATCGTCGCCGTGCTGATCGCCGTCGGTGCTATGGCTGCACACGACTGGCTGGCGGCAAATCCCGAGGCGCTGACCGTCGCTGCGCCGTATCTTCAGATCGCCATCGCCGGCGCATCAATCCTGATACAGCAGACTGCGCACGCCGTGCAGCGAAGCAAGGAGTCGCTCAATGGTTAGCCTGGTGGATTACGTCGAGGAAGGCGACGATCTCGAATTCATCGTCCGCGTCGCACAATACGGCGCGCTGTGGTCGGCGACCGTTGACGGCTACGCTGTGGAAGGACTCGGATATTCCGCGCTCGCATCCATCGAACACCTGCTCAGCCGCGTGAAGCGCATTCGCGATCTGAACGGCGAAGTCGATCCAGGCGAATTCACCGAGGACGATGTAGACCTCGCCGCGATGATGACGCTGGATTCGATGGAAATCGACGGAGGTTCGTGCGATGCCTGAAGCGACGCTTGTCTCATTGTTGACTAACGGCGGCGTCCCAGCGATGTTCGCCTTCCTGCTGCTCTACACGCTCTACACGTCGAACAGGCGTGAGGAACGACTGATGGCGAGAGAGGAAAAAGTGCTGGCGAAGCTGGACGAACTGGCGAGCACGATTTCGCGTATCTCGATCCAGCTCGATTCACTCGCGCGCGAGATCGATCGCATGCGCGGAGAGGATTGAGCATGGACGATGAGTTTGCCGATGTCTACGCGTGGCTAGCACGGATGCAGCGCGATCCGAACGAGCTCGAAAAAATCGACACGCGCGAAAACATCATCCGCGAAGTCGTGGCCTCGCTCAGGATGTCGGGGATTGAAGCGCGGCGTGAATGGATAGATCACATGTGGAGTAAAGAACGATGATCGTCCACTATATCAACCAGATCGACAACGCGCCGCGCGCGAACGATTGCGGACCCGCTGCTGTCGTCATGCTCGCAGGCGTCAGCGATCCGAGCATCGTCACGTCGGCAACTGTGACGACGCTTTCACGTGTGTTCGATGCTGCGCAGGACGGCACGACGTCGAACGATCTGGTTCGCATGGGTGATTACCTCGGCGTCGATTTCATCGCCGACGCGAAGGCGTCGTATCCATACATCGCGCTCGTGGACTACCGTTCGCTCGACATCCGCTATCAGAAGAACGGCGACTTCGGTCACTGGATCGTTCGCCTTTCGGACACCGAATACCACGATCCACTATTCCGCGGCACGGGCGGAGCGAATCTCCGCACGACGAAGAGCGTGCTGGACATAGCCGAAGCAAACGCTCGCCGATGGTCGCGCAGCGTCCCCGTTCGCGTTCGATACAAGGAGCAGACGAATATGACATTCCCCCGAAAGGCTCGAATTACCGGTGCGACGTCGTGGAACGTGCGAACGTCGCCGATGGTCGCCAGCAGCAGTTACACAGGTTACGGCCTTCTACCTGGCGTCGAATTTACGGTAAATTCCACCGTGCAGGTCGGCGAATATACGTGGGCGAAGATCAGCGTTACCGCTGGAGGCGTCGTCGTCGGCGATGGTTACGTGCGCGGAGACGGCTGGCGATGGGTAACGGATACGACGCCTGTTCCCCCTGTTCCGCAGCCGCAGCCGCAGGACTGGAAGCACGCGAAATATCTGCTGGGCGTTTCGTGCCTGAACGACCACGGCGCTGGCATGGACGCTCTCGCGCGTGGATGTCGATCCGTGCTGTTCATGGACAATCTCATCGGAGCGGCAGACGCAGCACGAAAATTCCCAGACGCGAAAATCTTCGCGCGCTTCTGGTTTCAGAATGCACCCGATCCCGTGTGGCTTGCCGATCACGCAGGAGCCGGGTTGAAGGACATCCCGTCGAACATGTGGACGACGTGTGCGAACGAATGCGACTGGATTTGCTACGGGACGCCTGATGAACTGCGGCAGCGATTCGAATACGAGCGCGCGTTCTGCGAAGCGATGTGGCGAAAGAATCCGTCGCGAAAGATCGTGATCGGCGAATTCTCGCACGGCACGCCTGACATCACGAATCCCGCGATCGTGCAGACGTTCCGCGACACGTATCACGCATACGCGAAGCAGAACACGGGACGATTGCAGATCGGATGGCACCTCTACACGAAGGGCAAGCGTTTCAGCGACTCGCCGCCTGCGAATGCCGAGATCATCGCTCCTGAATGGTTCGAAGGCAGAGACGCTTCGTTCTGGCAGCAGTGCGGCAGCTCTTCGCAGGTCGTGCACACGTGCGGAGAAACCGGCGTCGAAGCAGGAGCAGGCGGTTTCCCGTGGGCTGGTTACAACAACGATCAGTTCGCGCAGTGGTGCAGCTGGTGGCTGAGCTATCGCCGAGCGCTGCCCGTCGTTCTCGATGGAGCGTGCATCTTCCAGGTGGGGTCGCATCCGAACTGGCGCGGTTACGATGTGACGCCTTACCTCGGCGTGCTAACCGACTTCTGGCAGGGGAGGCGCGCGTGACGACGTTCGATGCCACGGTCTACAAAGTTCAAACGCTCGTGGACGGTGGCATTCGCGTCACGCTCGATTTGCCAGAATATGCAATCGATGCGGCTGCCGAGCTGATGCGATACAAGCGAGACGAAATACCGTTGCGCGTAGGAGTGGTGACACATGCCGGGGAAACGCGGGAAGATCGAGATTAACCTGCACGACGTTGAAGAGGCGGCAGCCGATGGGCTGAACGATACCGAGGTTGCCGCACGTCTCGGCATTTCTCACGACACGCTGCTGCGTCGCAAGAAAGACAGCCGCGAATTCATGGAAGCGATGCGACGCGGACGCGCGCGCGCGCATGCGGCTGTATCGTCGAAGCTGATGGCACTCGTGAAGAAGGGTAACCTCGGCGCGATCGTGTGGTACGAGAAGACGCGCAAGGGCTATAGCGATCGCGTGCAGCAGGAGGTCAGCGGACGCGATGGGCAGGCAGTCGAAATCAACGCAAACGTTCGAACGGTCTTCAATTACGAATCAGCGATTGCCGACATTGCGGGACGACCAGAAACGAATTCTGCGTCACCCAGCACGAACGAAGTACGTAGCGATGGGGAGGCGCTGGGGTAAATCGTTCATGGCAGCGACTCTCGCTCTGACCTGTGCTGACAAAGGCGGTATCGTCGCGTGGATCGCGCCGACGTATCGCAACAGCCGTCCGCTGTGGCGCGCTGCTGAGAAAGCCATCGCACCTGTTGCGCAGCATCTCACCGTTCGGCGTGCTGAGCGCGAGATTGTGTTCCCGTCTGGAGGCGCGCTCTACGTTTACAGCGCAGACAATCCAGACAGCATTCGCGGTATGTCGTTCGACTTGGTCATCATCGACGAGGCGTCGCGCATCACAGAAGAAGCGTGGACGGACGCGATTCAGCCGACGCTCGCCGATCGTGGTGGACGTGCGATCCTCATCAGCACACCGCACGGCAGGAATTGGTTTTACCGCGAGTGGCTGCGTGCGAAGAGTGGAGCGCGTGACATGGCAGCGTTTCAGGCTCCATCGTCGGACAATCCGATTCCGTCGATCAAAGAAGCGTTCGAGCGCGCACGCGAAATCATGAGCGATCGCACGTTCCGCCAGGAATGGTTAGCGGAATTCGTGGACGACGGCGGAGGCGTTTTCCGCGGCATCGCTGAAGCGGTGCGCGTCCCGATTGGACGCGAACCGAATCCCGATCGGACGTATGTCGCTGGGCTCGACTGGGCGTTGAGCAACGATTACACCGTGCTCACGATCATCGACCAGACCGAGCGCGAAGTTGTGCACGTCGAACGAATGACGATGGTGGACTACGCTGTTCAGCGGCAGCGAATCCATGCACTGTGCGAACGATGGAACGTGTATCTCGTCGTCGCTGAATCGAACGCGATGGGCAAGCCGAACAACGACGAGCTTCGCCGAATGGGAATCCGCCTGCGTGATTTCGTGACGACGAATCAGAGCAAAGCGGCGGCTATCGAATCGCTCGCAGCGGCATTCGATCATCGGCAAATCGCGCTGCCAGAATTTCGTCCCCTCATCGACGAATTACAAGCATACGAAGCGCAGCGTCTCGACAGCGGGGCGATGCGATATAGCGCACCGGAAGGTGTGCACGACGATACTGTGATGTCGTTGGCTCTCGCATGGACTGCGTGCAGCCAGCAGACGTTGTGGGGGGCATGATGGGATTATTCGATAGGCTGTTCGGGCGAGGTGAATACGAGGGTGACGCAGCGAAAGCGCTGACGCGTCCATCCTGGTGGAGCAATGTCTGGCAGACAGATACCGAAGTCGGCGACGGGAAAGAATACGGCAACAGCCCGGCTGGTCGCGTGATGGCTGTTGAATCGAACGTTTGGGCATACAACTGCGTCAAAGCGCGCATGGCTGCAGTAGCGCAGGCTCCGATGAAACTGTATCGTGGCTACGGCACGGACAAGCAGGAGATCGAGTCGCATCCTGTTCTAGACTTGCTCACGACGGTCAACCCGATCAACCTGAACAAGCGATCGTTTCGTCGCGGCATCGAACAGCAGCTCGCGTTGCACGGTCGCTGTCTGATTCAGAAGGTGAAGGTCGGCAACCGCGTCAGTGAGCTCTACATCCTGCCGATGAACTATGTGGAGATCGAGCCCGATCCTGCCATGTGGATTCGTGGCTTTCGCTGGCTGCCGACGAACACACTGATTCCACGTGCAGACGTCATCGACATCAGCTATCCAGCGCTCGATGGAAGCGTGGAAGCGGACAGCCCGACGGGTGTAGCGCTAGACGCGATCAACCGCTACAACATCGCGGACGAAGCGCAGGCGAGCATCGATCGACGAGGCGGACAGAAGGGCGGCATGGTCATCCATCCTCCCGGCACGATCGCGTCCGACTTCGAGCGCATCCGCATGACATGGGACAAGTGGCGGAAGAATCCAGAAAACGCTGGACGCGACATGCACGTTTCGTCAGGATTCGATTATCGCGCCGATGCGTTTAGCGCGACGGAGATGCAGCGCGAAGAGCGTCTCATGCGCATCGCCAACGAGATCATGGCGGGATACAGCGTCCCGCCTGCTGTGGCTGGAGACTACAGCGACGCATCGAAGCTGGCGAATGCCGCCGTGCAGAAAGCGTCGTTCTGGGATCAGTGGGCGATTGACGAGCTCATGTTCATCGCCGAAGAGATGACGTACAGCCTGCTGCACTCGGATTTCCCAGGCACCGAGGACATGTATTTCGAGCACGATTTGTCGAACATCGCAGCGCTGAAGGAAGATGCGGATTCCCGCGTGCAGCGCGCGATCGCGCTGAATGCTGCGAATCTGGCGAGCGTGAACGAGGCGCGCGAAATGTCGGGACTCGATCGCAGCGAAGATGAAGCTGCTAACCGCATCCTGATGGAAGCTTCGCAGGCCGATGTCGTCGCAGATACGGCTCCGCTCATTGCGATCGTCGAACAGCGAAACGCCGGAACGATTACCGATGAAGCCGCGTCTACGCTGCTACGCATCAGCGCGCCGAATCTGACGGATGCACAGATCGCTGCGCTGCTCACACGCAATCCTGAGAAGGTCGAAGAGGAGGTGATGAGCGATGAAGAAGAAGAAGGGCAAGAAGTAATCGGCGAATACGGTGATGTTGAGGATGAGTTCGCCGATGATGAACTTGACGCTGAGATTCAGGACATCCTCGGCGAGCTCGATTCGACGAAGGCCGATCGCGTGTTCGAAGAATCGAAAGTGAAGCGCGAAGGCGGCAAGTTCGCTCCGAAGAGCAGCAGCGGAGATTCGTCCGACGCTCCGCGCAAGCGCAAGCTTTCTCCCGAGGCGAAGAAGCGCATGCAGGATCGTCGCGTCGCAAAAGCTCGCCAGGTGGAAGCGCAGACGAAAGCCGACATCGGGCGCCTCGATGAAGCGTACGCGAATGCCGACGACAAGCTGAAGAAACGCATCGATCGCTTGAAGACGCGCTTGCAGCAGCGTCTCACGGATGCTACGACGGTCATCGAATCGAACGGCACGGTCGTTCCGAAGCGCAAGCGCAAATCGGCAGTGGATGAGCTGCTCGGCACGAGTGAACAGCCACAGCGAAACGAGGCTGTCGAGAATCTGCCCGTCGTGAAGGCGGTAGACGAATCCGTGGACGATCCGTGGGCTCCCCCGCAGGCTGTGCGTCGTGCAGCAGAGAAGGGATTGGAACTTCGCCGACAGTTCAATCGTGGTGGAACGGAAATCGGCGTCGCTCGCGCGCGTGATCTCTCGAACGGAAAGCGCATCCCTCCGCAGACGATCAACCGCATGCTGTCCTACTTCGCTCGGCACGAAGTGGACAAGAAGGCGGAGGACTTCGGCAACGACGACAACCCGTCACCTGGATACATCGCGTGGCTGCTGTGGGGCGGCGATCCCGGCTACGCGTGGGTGAAACGAATCGAGCGCGAATATCCAGCTGAGGTGAAGGCATTCCCCTATGTTGATCCTGTCGGGCTGATCGCGGAATCCATCGACGGTGATGAGCTCGGCGTCATTGAAGCGCTGCATCGTGGTGGCATCCACGATGGAATCAAGGCGACGGTGAAAGAGCCAGTATTCACGATCGCTGGCAAAGCGTATCTGAGCAGCGATGTGATGGTGCGACATGCCAACTAACTACACCGAAGTGTTCTTCGTCCGTCCTGAGAAGTTGAAGCGATACAAGGGCGCTTTGACTGATGCGAAGAAACAATCGCTGAAAATCGCGCTCGGTGAAATGGACGACCTCGGACGATATTTGGTGAAGGAACTGCAAACGAACGCGCCGACGCAGAAGGGCGAATTCGCCAGCGGCTTTACCTATCGCGTGAAGAAGACGGGAGCGGACGTCGGATCTCTCTACGTGAACTGGTATCCGAAGGACAGGCCTAAGAATCTGCTGGAATGGATCACGTTCGGCACAGGCATCCACGGACCGCGCAAGCGTCGCATCGTCCCGAAGGCTGTGTATGCAAACGAAAAACGCGTCGCAGCGGGGAAGAAGCCAAAAGCGATTCCAGCGAACAAGCCGAAATTCCTACAGTGGCAGAACCCGACGACCGGGCAATGGTATCGCAAGAAGAGCGTGGCAGGCATGCGTCCGAAGCGATTCATCTTCAAGGTGTGGCTGAGCGCACAGGATCGCATCGCAGCCATTTACCAGAATATTGGCAAGTTGGTCGCCGAGCGAATCCTAGAGAAGTCGAATAGGCTATAATGCGCAAAGGGAGGCTAGGACATATGTTCGAAAGGAGCGCCGTAAAAGCGGCAGAGGGGATGAGCTTGGACGTGCTCGGTCTCCCGTTCGGAACGGATCGGCAGGGACAGGTTTTCGACGCATCAACCGATATCGGGCTGAGCGTCGGAGATGAAATCCCAGCACTGTATTACCACGGCTTCGCAGAGCGTGCGGCTAAGAGCGTCAAGCGTTTGGGGACAGCTGTCTACAAAGGCGTGAACGATGCTGGCCACATGTTCCGCGTGAAGCTCGACGAGGCACACGAGAAAGCAGCGGCTGTGTATGACGCAGCCGTTCGCGGTGTCGCTCGCGCTTCCAGCGATTCATCGACGCACCTTGTGCGTCCGCATGGAATCGTTGGGAAACCTGGTAAGGTGACGTCGTGGCCGATCTTCGCTCTCTCGCTCATGGATGAGGAGACGAGCCAAGCAGCAGTCAATCCGCGCGCGGTTGCAATGGCAGCAGCCAAAGCGCTGAGTGAAATGATCGACGATGAAGCAACGGGCGCAGACGATGCCGCCAAAGCAGGGAAGACGTTCAGCGCGAAAAACCGCGAACGTATCCTCGCTATGAAGGCTA